TATTGGCTTGAAGTATTGCCTGAAGTTTTTGTAAAATTAATCTAAACATATCATCGAGCTAATTCTTTAACTATTCTAGAACCAGCTAAATCAAATTCTTTTTGTATAAATCTTAACTTGTCTTTAATGGCTATTTCAAAAAACGGCCTGCTTTTCATATATTTTGTTCCTTCGTGAACGTAAATAGCATAATTAGTATGAGTGGCTATACTTGCTTTTAAATGCCCTTGATAGCTCGTCCTTATGGATCTTTTAAGTAATCCTCCTTTGTATCCGGCTGAAGCAATAGTTGCCACTGGGACTATCCCGCCAATTTTTAAATGTCTTAACAATATCAGCGAAGATGTTCTTATTGCGATAGATAAATGTTTTCCAGCTATTATTGGAGATTTTTTTAACTGTGCCTGTAATTCATTAAGTCCCTTAATTTTTACTCCAATTTTTTCTACAGTTGCCATATTATAATTTTTCAGCAACAATTTTACGATGGTCAAAGCTTCCAAAGTCGCGCCTACTCACTCCACCGGCTCTCACCTCGTAATAATTATTATCCTCATCTCTTAGTTTGTCTCCTTCTTGAACATCAACCGCTCCGTCGCAGTAAAGCACAAACGCCTTGCCGTAGACTCCTTCTATCAATTCAGTTTCATCATCACTTAACGGCTGGATGTGCATAAAAGCGCTAGTAACTGTCGTCGCCAAAAACGTCTCGGTTCCGGCTATCTGCGCTCTTCTCGCTATGAACACCTGCTTATTCTTCAAATTTTCCATTAACAAAGGCATATCAAATTAAAATAACTTTATACTGGTCTAGTATTTTTAAGGCTCCGCTACTGCTGGCTATGCTCTTTGTGTCGCTTGCTTTAAACTCAACACTGTAATCACCCAGACTCGCGCTATCTACGTTTCCGCTAGGCTTGCCTCTGTTTATTATCTCCGCGACCATTATTATAGTCGCTAACTTAATATCATCAGGAACTGAAGCTGAATTGCCCCACTCTCCGGTTATCTTCACTCGTCTGTTTCCTTTATAAAATGCTCCCACGCTAGAGCTCCTAGTTAGCCGTATTTCGTATTTTGGGGTGGTATTGTAAGGATATAGCAGATAATCGTTGCTATGGCCCTCTGACAGGCTCTCAAGCGTTGTTCCGTCAGTGTTTAGTATCAAAATAGCCGAAACCGATATCAATTCCTCACTTTCTTTTAAATAAAGGACTCTCTTGCCGTTGCCGTCAATATACCGATCCGAACTATCTACTTGCTCAAACTCTTTGCCGCAATACTTCTCAATGAAAGTCTCAATCGCCCCCAGCCAAGTAGCGAAGCTATTGTCTATAAAAGCGTCAGTCTCTATCTGGAGGTAATCCAATACCTCTTGTTTCACAATGTAGCTCATTTTTTTAACTTATTTATTAGTCTTTGTGGTTTAATCAAAACGTGTCTTGTCAAGTCCGCTACAGTCGCAAACTTGGCAAAGCCCTCTTTGACTAATCTTTCAGCGTGATAAGGAGTGAGGTCAACAACATCTCCTACTTTCATTGCTCCGTGATTTTTAAGAAATTTGATTTTCATATTTTTCTGAGGGGCCGTCGTAACGACCCCCCAAACTATTTAAGCTATACCAGTTAAGCCTTTAATGGCTTGACCCAATACAACAGTTCCAGCAATTCTGGAAACAACTCGAATACCGGTCTGATCTTTCGTAAAAGCAGTTTCGGTTTCCTGAGTAATTTTGACGGACATCTTCTGTCTATCACCGAGCCAATAACCCATCTTGTAATCTCCAAAAAAGATTTCAGATTCAGGCAGGTTGTTGTTCTCGATAACAGGATATCCGTGGAAAGTGGCAGGCTGGCCGGCCGCTACTGGTTCCATCCAGTAATACCGGTTGTTGCTGTCTTTTAACTTTCTCAATTCCCTGATATTGCCTCGGTGGACAAGATACTTGGCATTCGGATGATACTTCATCGGCAGTGAATACTCCAAGTTAATCATATCGTCAAAGCTCAGGTTTCCAGTGGCAGAGGCAATAGAAGCAATCGTGGTGGCGGCTCTAGCGGTGGTCAATCCTGTTGGCTGAGTCGTTCCGTTACCGACGGTGATCACTCTATCTTCTTCTCTCTGAATTGCTTCAGAGAACAAAGTTACAATAAAGTCAACAACATCAATCTGGTCGCTATCTTCAATCAACTCATCTGAAGAATAAAGAATCGCAGCCATCTTGAATACGGTTAAAGTAGCCTGATTGAATGTAGCAGTGGTAGTGGACTTGATAGCGTTCTCGTCTGTCCAAGTGACTTTAGGACCTGAAGTTAAAGTAGGAATCTTCATTACATCTCGCTTCATCGGAATGACGCGGACTAATGAACGCATTGAGAATTTCTCAACGATATCCCGAATAACTTCGTGTCTGAACTCGTCAGGGAACAGATAGCCACCATCAGCAGCAGTTCCTTCGGACAAAGCCTTCAAGGTTTCTCGGTCATTTTGGACACAAGCTTGAAAGAATTTAACAATCTTTTCTTTACTGGTCATCTTTGCTAAATCTTTCTCACCTATTTTTTTGTCCAAAATGTTTTTTACTTTACCAGACATCTTTTCTTCTTTTTGCTCAAAAGCCTTTAGAGTCTTGTTCAAAGCATCAATAGGAAGTTGTGAAACAATGGCATCAGCCGCTTTTTTAGCCGCAGTGTCAATTTCGTCATCAGTGGGAGCTTCCTCAGTTGGTTCGCCTTCTTCGGGCGCTTCTTCAGTAGGCTTGTCTTCCTCAGGAGCTTCATCGGTAGGTTTGTTCTCTTCGGGTTTAATCTCTTCAGCGTTGTTGTCTTTGTCAACTAAATACTCTTTGCCATTGTGAATTAAAATTCGTGGACACATACTATGTTTTGTTTAGTTTGTTAAGCGCAAGGTTTGAATTCCCTGCAATTTTTTTCAAAACCTGTGTGATCATTTTCTTTTCAGAAAATAATTCTTTTTTCACAACCTTTGTTTCTTCGACCTTTGTATCTACCGCCTTTGGCTCTTTTGGAGTCTCGGATAATTCGAGAAGTTTCTCCAGTGCCTCGACGGCTTGTTTTGTAACTTCAATAGCAGACTGTATTATTTCTTTATTTTTTTTACTGATTACTTTTCCTTCTTTTTCTACTACTTCTTTTTCCACTATTTCTTTCTCAACTACTTCTTTAACTTCTTTTTTATCAACTGTTTTCTTTTTGGGTTTTTTCAAACTATGAGTATGACCATTAGTCTCAGCAATCTTTGAATCTTTAACTGAATGAGCGTGCGGATCATCTCCGGCCACAGTCGTCTCTCCGTCTCCAGTCTCATCATTGATATTAGCCAAATGCTTATGACCATCTGTCTCACTCGTCTCTATGCTTACCGGCTTTTTTACATCCCTGCTATCCACCCAGTCCTCAATCTCTTTTTTTGTTTTATCATCGTAAGACTTAGCCGTAGTTAAAGCGTTAGCATTTGCCGGAACAGCCACCGCTGATATCTCCAGAAGCTCATTTTTAGCTTTCTTGTTTTCTGGCTCCATCAATGCGTTCGGTATAAATCCAACACTCCAAGCCTTTAAAATACCCTTTTCAAACATCATTCCAATGTCTCTGGCTAACTCCGTAATTGAATGAAAAACAGGCTCAAAAAGCAATTTATTGCCTTCTACCCTGATATCTTTAGCAACCCCGATAACATATTGAGGCTTAGATTCGTGGCCGGGTAACAAGACAGGATTTCTTTTAAAATCTTTTAAATCCCATTTATCAATAGTTAAGGAATCTCCCATCCTATCAACGCTGTCATCTGAAGCCACGGCGAGCATTTTGCCATCTACAATATCGGTAATTGCTTTTAAGGTCTTTTTTTCCATATTATTTAGTAATCTTATTTATTAAATTACTGAAAGTTGGTTTGAGAATCCATTTGTATATAGTCTCATACCAGCCAACAGCCATAAAAAATACTTTGAGAAAACTCTTGACCATTTCAATGGTCACAATTTCTCGGGTGTATAATAAAGCGCCGACCAAACAAAGAACAAGAACTATACCGCTAATAGCCTTAGTGGCTATATCTTTGCCGAACTTTTTTGAAACCCATTTTGTTATCCCCGTTAAAGAGGAAACCGCAATCGCAATTAGAATTTCCATAATTTTTCTTAGTTTTTAATTGTATTTATAAAGTTAATTATTGAATTTCCGAATCTAGGAATAGTCCCTATCTTATCGCCTATCATTCCTTTTGTAATCTCTTCCATTTGTTTAACCATCGGATCAATCTCTTGCCAATTTTCTCCTAAAAGAGTTAAGGCAAATGCTTCATCAGCTATCGGCCGATATAAACCCTTGTTGTCCAAAACAAATATAGTTCTGTAGCTGTAGCCCTTTGGCACTTTGTTAAATTTGAATAGTTTCATACTTGTATTTTTAAGAATTATTTTTTTAGGTATAACTAGAAACTTCATTGCGTGGTAAACTTTGTAGTCCCAAGCAAGTTTTTTTCTATAAGGCGGATAGTGGTCAAGTATTTCTAAGTGACTACCCCAGACCATATTGTAAAGCAGGACTATATGGTTATGCCTACTACTGCATCTCTTGACTATGCTTGAATTTTTCCAGCCCGGGCAGGTCGCTATACAAATCTGTAATGGCGCTTGTTTTAAGTGTTTGCAAAGTTGAGTTCGTGAAACTCCAACCCACTCTCTTTTAAATTCAAAATACTTGCTTAATATCTTAGCCAACTCGTAAACCGATTGAGGAATACTCTTATAATATTCATCCCAGCTAAACGGCTCTTTAGGCGGTGGCCAATCTTTCTCTGGTGGAAAATAAAGTTTTCTTATCGTGTCCGCAACTTTTGTCATTGAGTTTCCACTTCTGCTAGTTCCTGAGGCTTTAGCAATAAATCTGTCAGCACCATTAAATTTCTTATTGTAGTCAAGCCAATCTTTAATCAGTTCAACTTTTATAATTCCCATCTCAATCATTCTGATGATTTGAGTTTCTATTGTGTTAAAATTTGTATAAATAACACAGGCCATCGTGTCTATGTTTCTGAAACTCTGTCTTTCATCCGTTGGCAGGAAAGGAGAATGATTACCAGTCTTAACAACCTCACTGTAGGTTATTCCTGTGGCTGATCCAGCCTCCCAATCTCCAATTTTTTTTCCAGCAGATACTGCTCCGTATTTTTTCATATATTTAAGTTATTTATTAGTTTACATCTCTCTCCCAATGTATACTAACTAGGCAGTTGGTATATATTGGGAGAGGGGATGATGTATCATAGATGTATCACAGATGTATCATCCCCTTTAAGCTTTTCTCTTAGTTTCATAAACTCTGAGCAATAGTTCGGCTACTTCTTTGAAGTTTTTGTTGCCGAATAAGAGATGAAATGCCGAGTGTCTGTTGCTGTCCATTCGCAACAAGTTTTCAATGCTTTTGTCTCCGCCTCTTTTTTTGGCTTGAATATGGTGGCGGTTAAACTGCCCTGAACGCTTGTCGTGTCTGGCCTTGCCTTTCTTCCATTTCTTTTGAAACTTTGTGTTTATGCCCATTACTCATCCCAGTCTGGCTCAAAGATATCTTCTTCTTTGGCTTCAAAACCGCAAAGCTCTGGTTCTTTCCAAATATCAACATTGTATTGGTGCGGGCAGTTGTCGTAATAACGGCAACCAAGTCTTTCACAGTCTATTATTTCAGTCATTGCAGTTTCCTTTCTTATGTATACTTTATGTATAGTTTATGTATAAGTATACATATTGTTTGGGTGGGGAAGAAAGAAACTATGTTAACGATAACCTCGTTTAGCTTTTCCTTTCTTCCCCTGTGTGCAGTCAGATTTTTTTCAAATGTTCAATAATTCTGCGATTGTATCTTTCAACAATCTTTTCAGCATTTGCCTTTTCAAAACAGAATTCACAGCGTAAATTTAATGGGGCGTGAACAACCGCAAAGTCATCCGCTGATTTCCTGATAAGACAAATCTCGTAGTCATTAGGACAATCTTTGTGACAGATTGTAAGCCCTGTTG